CGCCATCCGGTACATGCTTAGTGCGGATACTGGCTCGGCGGCACTGGTGCGGGACTTTGGAAAGATCGACGTCGGACTAACGCGCATTCTGCTGCCGGGCGGCGGGATCGTGTCACCGGAGTCGGCGGCCGACTCATCGAAGGACGGCGGAAAGTCCACGTTCTGCGTCTTTGACGAGACGCACCTGTGGGTCCACCCGCGGCTCAAGAGGATGCACCAGATCGTGCTGCGGAACCTGCTGAAGCGCAAGGCCGCCGCTGGGTGGGCGATGGAGACGACGACGATGTTTGCGCCGGGCGAGGGCTCGGTTGCCGAAGGCACCTTTGATTTCTGGCGCCAGACCGTCGAGGGTCGGATTAAGGACACGTCCCTGCTGTTCGATCACAAGCAGGCTGGCTCCAAGCACGACCCGGCCAAGAAGAAGGACCGGATCGCTGGACTTAAAGAGGTCTACGGCCCAGCCTCGGCCTGGATGGACCTGGACGCAATCGCTCGCTCGTACGACGATCCTCAGACTTCGGCAGCCGAGTGGCAGCGCTACTGGTGGAACCTGCCCGTCAGCATTCAGGGTGGCTGGCTGAGCCAGAAGGCCTGGGACGAATGCCACGACCCTCGAGCGATCCCCGACGGCGCGCGCGTCGTCCTGGCGCTGGACGGATCGTTTCGAGACGACTCAACAGCCTTGGCTGTCGTCCAGGTCGGTGAGTTCCCGCACTTGTCGGTCGCTGGACTGTGGGAGAAGCCGACAGACGACCACGACTGGCGCGTGCCGATCCTCGACGTCGAGGAGGCGATCCGCACGGCGTGCCTTCGCTGGGAGGTCGTGGAGGTCACGGCTGACCCGTACCGGTGGGCTCGCAGCCTCGAGTTGTTAGCCGATGAGGGCATCCCGGTGGTGGAGTTCCCGCAGACCGCCGCGCGCATGAGCCCGGCAACACAACGCTTCACCGACTACGTCAACCAACGTCAGCTGACGCACGACGGCAATCCGAGCCTGGCGCGGCACGTCAGTAACGCGGTGTTGCGATCGGATTCGCGCGGCACGAGGCTGCACAAGGAAGGCCGCATGTCGGCCAAAAAGATTGACCTCGCGGTCGCCTCAATCATGGCGCTTGAACGCGCCCTGCACTTCGAGGAAGCCGTCCCCAGTACTCCGCAATTCTTTGTCTAGGAGGCATCGTGGCAACAGCACTGCAGGCCGTCGGCCTTGCCGCGATCACCGTGGGCGTTGGCCTGATCTGGTGGCCTGCCGGGATCGTCGTCGGCGGTGTCTGCCTTGTGGTCGCTGGCCTGGCACTAGGGGTGAATCGTGCTTGAGCGTCTTCTAGAGCGCCGGTCTGTCACGTGGCAATCGCTGTTCGCATCCGGCGGCGAGATGCCGCGCGCTGTTTTGTCGGGCGTGGTCGTCAACCGCGAGACGGCGATTCGGCTGGAGACGTTCTACGCCGCCGTTCGGCTCATCGCCGACACGATCTCGGCCCTGCCGGTTGACACGTTCATCCGCTTTGATGGACAGCGGCGCCCGTACCGTCCGCGACCGGCTTGGGTCGATGATCCCGAGCCTGACCTATCGGTCCCGCGGTCGGATCACTTCGCCATGCTGTTGATGTCGCTGATGGTTGATGGAAACGCCTTCGTCCGCGTCCTGCGCTCGCCAGCGACGCAGGAGATCGTCGCTCTGTCGGTCCTTGACCCGTCGCGCGTCACCGTGCGGCGCGATCCCGCTGGTCGCATTGTCTTTGTCATCGACCACGGCGCATCGGTCCTGACTGAGGACGAGGTGAAGCACATCACCGAACTGCGCAAGCCCGGCCATCTGCGCGGCATCTCGCGCGTGGAGGAACTCAAGGAGACCCTTGGGCTGACCGGCGCCTTGGAGCAGTTCGCAGCGCGCTTCTTCGGGCAGGGCTCGGTGGCTCCTGGCGTTATTGAGGTTCCCGGCGACATGACTGCCGAGCAGGCCGGTCGGATGCAGGATGCCTGGGAGTCGGGCCATCGCGGTCTGAAGCGTGCGCACCGTCCGGGCGTGCTGACGAACGGCGCGAAGTTCGTTAAGACCGGCGTCGACCCCAACGAGGCGCAGATGCTGGAGTCTCGTCGCTTCGCGGTGGAGTCCATCGCCCGTATCTTCCGGATTCCGCCGCACATGCTTCAGGTCAACGCACCTGGCGCGATGTCGTACGCGTCTGTTGAGGAGAACGCGCGGCAGTTTGTGACGTTCACCCTGCTGCCGTACATCTCCAAGATCGAGGAGGCCTACTCGGGCCTCCTGCCGAGCAGTGCGTTCTTGCGATTCAACGTAGACGGCCTGCTGCGCGGAAATCTGGAGTCCAGGTACTCGGCTTACAGCGTCGGAACGCAAGCTGGGTTCCTGTCGATCAACGACATTCACCGACTGGAGGACATGGCGCCGGTTGACGGCGGAGAGGTCTACAGGGTGCCGCTGGCTAACGTGAACCTCACGGCGGCCGATCTGGTGGAGACTTCCAAGCGGGTGGAGATGGCTCAGCGGCTTGTGTACTGCGGCTTTGACCCGGCTTCGGTCCTGGCCGCGCTGGAACTCCCCAGCATTGAGCACACCGGCGTGCCGTCGACGCAATTGCAGGCACTGTCGACCCTCGACCCGATCGACCCGCCGAGCCTTTATGAGGTGCAGTCATGATTAGCAGCGGGCAGACGACGATCGGGAGTGCGACTCCGGTGCAGATCGACGGCGCATCAGCGTCAGCCTCGATCCTGCACATCGCCAACATCGACAACACCAAGACGATGTACCTGGGCGGCGCGAACGTCACCACGAGCACTGGTCTGCCGCTGTTCAAGCTGGAGCGGCTGACGATCGACATGCAGCCTGGCGAGCAACTGTTTGCGATCAGCAGCGACACCGGCCATACGGTCGCCTGGCTCCGGCAGGTGCTCTAGTGCCGTACTTCATCACCGACTCTGCGCCTGGCTGCGACGGCTGGGCGACGATCAAGGAGGACGGCGAGGTCATCGGCTGCCATGCCACCAAGCAGGCTGCGATGGACCAGATGGTCGCCGTCAGCATCGCCGAAGGCATGGAGCCTGGCGGCGAGCGTGTTGATGGTGGGCCTCCTGCCGTTATTACCGACATCGACGGCACGCTGCTGGCTGGCGATCGTCCGATACAGCGCGTGATCGACTTCGTGCTGGCGCAGGCTGGCTCGCTGTTCGTGCTGACTGCCCGGCTGGAGTCGGATCGGTCCGCCACCGAGGCGGACCTCGACCGGATCGGCGTCACCTACCGGGCGCTGCTCATGAAGCCAGACGACGAGGACGACTCGACGCCTGACTTCAAGGCCGACATGGCCGAGGAGTTGCTGCAGACATACGACGTGCTCATGGCTGTCGACAATGACCCGGCGAACCGGGCAGCGTTCGCTGCTCTCGGCATCGATGCCATCGACCCGGCTGACATCCCTGACTCTCGCTCGGTTGAGTTGCGCGCCGAGGTTCCTGCCTACATGGCACGGGCAGCACAGCGTGGCCTCGACCTGCGCGCCGACGGATACGGCGGCGACGGCCTGACGGAGCAGACGATCCGTGAAGCAAGGGCCATCGCTGGCGGCGACATGTCGGACGACAAGGTGATCCGCGCGAATGCTTGGGCCGCTCGCCATGCAGTGGACTTGCAGGCCGGGCAGAACTCCGATTTCGACGATCCTCGCTGGCCTGGCGCTGGCGCGGTTGCCCATTACCTGTGGGGCATCGATCCCCTTAACCCTGATCCCGCGAGGGCCTGGCTGGCAAGGACAGCGCAGGCGATCCAGGACGGAAGGACTAAGCCGATGAGCGTAGAACAGCGGTCCATCACTATCGAGGACTTTGAACTAAGGCAGGCCGGAAACGGAATGTCCTTCAGCGGCTATGCGGCAGTCTTCGACAGCCCGAGCCAGCCGCTGCCGTTCGTGGAGACGATCGCGACCGGCGCATTTAAACGCAGCCTTTCGTCCCGCAACAACGTTCGGATGCTGCTGAACCATGACACGAGCCGCGTCCTTGGCACCACGCGATCCAAGACGCTGCGCCTGGCCGAGGACTCGAAGGGCCTGCATGTCGAGGCCGACCTGCCGGAGACCACCTACGGCAGGGATCTGTCGATCTCCATGCAGCGTGGCGACGTCGACTCGATGTCGTTCGGTTTTAGCGTGCCAAAAGGCGGCGACTCCTGGAACGAGGACGGGTCCCGCAGGACGCTACGCGAAGTGCGGCTGCACGAGGTTTCGGTAGTCACCTTCCCGGCCTACGAGGCCACTTCAGCCCAGGTGCGCGACTACTCAGCGCTTGCGATCCGTGCGCAGGCCGACGAGGACGCTATTGCCGAAGCGATGGAGGCCCTCGTCGACGGCAGCCTTACCGATGAGCAGGCCGACCTGCTGCGCAGCGTCGTGGATCAGGCCGCGCCGAAGGCTGAGGCATCGAAGTCGGTGCCGCTTTCGGTGCTGCAGAAGCAACTCGACTTGATCGCCAAGTCCCTCTAGTTCTCGGCCAGGAGCCTGGCCGGTAGTTCCCGCGTGCGGAGCCGCAGCGGTCGTCATCACTGCGATCCATTCCAAACAAAGGAAATGAAATGTCTGCATACCTTCAGCGCCAGCAAGAGGCGCGCGCGGAGGCCTGGCACGCCGCCAAGGCACTCCTCGACCACGCGGCCAACGAGGGCCGTGATCTGTCCGCTGAGGAGGAGTCCTCCTACAAGCGGATGATGGCCGACATCGATCAGCGCTCCCAGGTGATCGAGGACCTCAAGATTGGCGAGGCTCGCGAGGCCGACATCGCTGCGTCGATGATCACCGCCCCCGAGGTCCGCTCGCAGCGGATTGAGGTCGCTCGCACCGACGCCGACATCGTTCGGGCGCTCGCGTTCGGTGATATCCGGTCCCACGTGTTTGAGTCGCGCGACCTGAACACGACGGACGACTCAAGTGTCGTTCCGCAGTCTTTCTACGACGTGATCCAGGAGAACCTGATCACCGTCGGCCCAATGATGGACGGCCGGTATGTGACCCTTCTTCGTACCGCTTCGGGCGAGGACATCAAGGTTCCGGTGGAGTCGACTAGGCCCGTTGGTACGGCGATTGCCGAGGCGACGGCCATCACGCCGCTCGATCCGACGTTCTCCAGCCTGACGCTGAAGTCGCAGAAGGTCGCCGTCCTGACGAAGGTCAGCCGCGAGTTGCTTACCGATTCGGGTATTGACCTGGTGTCCTTCTTGGGCCGCTCGCTCGGCACCTCGATCGGCATCAAGGGCAACGGCCTGCTGACCATCGGCACTGGCACGGTGGAGTCGCGCGGCATCTCGGCAGCGGCGGGCTCCGGCGTCACCGGTGGCACTGGCGTCGCTGGTGTCCCGACCGCTGACAACCTGATCGACCTGGTCCACGCGGTTGATTCTGAGTATGTCCGTCGCGGCGCACGCTTCATGGCGCGGCGCACCACGATCGGGTCAATCCGCAAGCTGAAGGACACCGCTGGAAACTACCTCTACCAGGTGGGAGTCGGGACTCCGGACACGATCCTTGGCTACGAGATCGTGGAGAACCCGGATATGGCTTCCACGGGTACAGCAGCGATCAGTGTCCTGTTCGGCTGGACTGGCTCGTACCACACTCGGATGGTCGGTGGCCTGGAGATCGCGCGCAGCGACGATGCCTACTTCAACACTGATGAGGTCGGCTTCCGCGCAACGGTGCGGATCTGGGGCGACCTTGGTCAGGCCAGCGCCGTGAAGTACTTCAAGGGTGGCGCGTCCTAGCACGACTTAAGGCGGGGCTTCGGCCCCGCCTTACTCATCGACTCCACCGGCCCGCGCGTCTTCGCAGTGGGCGACGCGGGCCGGTGGACCACTGCGAACACTGCGAGGAAATATGGATCGAGCAGCACGACGTCGCGCCGCGCGCGGCAACGGACCGAAGATCGCCGGCATGTGGTTGTCGAACGCGCCTTTTACTCCGACGGGTTATGGGACGCAGACAGCCCAGGCTGTTCAGCGCATTTCCGAAGACGGCCACGCGATGGCGATTGCCGTCAACTACGGGCTTGAGGCCGTCAGTAGCGAATGGGAAGGTATCGAGCTTTGGCCTAAGGGCTTTGATCCCTATAGCCAGGATATGTGCGCCCCTTACTACCGGGACTGGGCCCGTCGGCATCCCAGCCATGTGCCGTGGATGTTCACGCTTTACGACGTGTGGACGTTGACGAATGCCAACTGGGACAAGATGAACGTCGCGTCCTGGGTGCCGGTGGATCACTTGCCGGTCCCGCCGCCGGTGGCAGCGTTCTGCGAGAAGCCGAACGTGACGCCGATCGCGATGAGCCGCTTCGGGCAGGAGCAACTGGCCCGGCGCGACATCGAGGCGATGTGCGTGCCCCACGCTATAGAGACGTCGGTGTTTAAACCGACCGCGTCGGTGGGGCAGGACGACGGCAGGCGTCTGACGGGCCGCGACATCATGGGATTTGGCGAGGACGAGTTCGTCGTCCTGATCGCTAATGCCAATAAGGGCGTTCCCAGCCGTAAGGCCTTCGCTGAGCAGATCCTCGCTTTTTCTATCTTCGCGGCGAAGCACGACGATGCGCGGCTGTTCATCCACTCTGAGCAGTTCGGGGCGATGAGCGGCATCGCGTTCGACCCGCTTCTCCAGGCGTGCGGACTGAGGCCGCATCAGGTCAAGTTCATTAATCAGTATCAGTTGCGGATGGGTATCCCATCCGAGGTGCTGGCTGCGCTGTACTCATCGGCTGATGTCTTCCTTAATCCGACGTACGGCGAAGGCTTCGGCATCACTCAGATCGAGGCGCAGGCCTGCGGTCTGCGGGTCATCACTCAGGACTTCAGCGCCCAGGCCGAACTGGCTGGTCCGGATTCGATCAAGGTCACGGGTCAGCCCTTCTGGGACGCGACGCAACTGGCCTGGTTCTCGGTGCCGTCGGTCCCGGAGACTGTGAAGGCCCTGGAGGCCATGTACTCCGCTGGTCGGGTCCGGTCGGAAGCAGCAATCGCCTGGACGCGCGAGAACTACGACGCTGACGTCGTCTTTGAGCGGGACTGGCGTCCAACACTTGAGCGCCTGGTGGAGATCGGGTCAGCTTCTGCCGTGGTCGAGCCGGTCGAGTCCTCGTGGGATAACGGAAAGCCTGCCGGATCGGTCCTGACGATCTACATACCGACGAAAAACCGGCCGGAACTTGCGGCGCTCCTGGACTCGCTCGCTCCTCAGTTGGACGAGCGCGTCGAGGTTGTCGTCAGCGACAACGCGGGCACCGCATCGAACCTGGTGCGCGACCTCTTGGGCGAGTCCTGCCGGGTGGAGTATTCGCGGCGGTCGTACGACATCGGTGGGGATGCGAACATTCTGCGCGGCTTCACGGCGGGCACGGCACCGTGGCTCTGGATCCTGGGCGATGACGACACCGTGACCGATACAGCCATCCAGACGGTTCTGAGCCATATCGGGTGGACGACATCCGACCGGCTCATCCTGATGAGCAACAGCAGCCCTCGTGGGGCGTGTGGAGCCATCGGTTCGCTCGCGCAGATCGCGGAGCGCGACCCTGCACTGCCGATCGCGGCGACGTTGATCAGCGCGAACGTGGTGCGTCGGAGCGCGTGCGATCCCGCTGCGGGCTTCTCTCGCGTGGATACGAAGTACGGGCATGCGTATGCGTTCCCTGGACTGGTCCACGTCGTGGCCGATCCGGTCCTGGCGCGCGTTGGCCGACTTCATGCGGGCGAGGGCGTGCCGGATGG